CCTACCCAAAACAGGCCTCGACCTATGAAGTTAAATGATATACATTTCTATGTTGTAACTGAAGAGAACTATGAAAAATTTAAGAATAGGTTTGTAAAGGAGAATGGTGATTTAGTAGGATATGTATTAAGTGTTCGTGATTATGAAACGCTCGCACTAAATATGTCTGATATCAAAAGATTTTTACAGCAGCAAAAAGAGTTGATAATATATTATGAAAAGGCGGTAACGCCTCTAAAAAAAGAAGAGAAAATAAAGGAGAAATAAAATGGCAACAGCTGATGAAATTGCACATCATTATTCAGCAGCTATGGATAGTGTAAATCTTATCAATGCAGTAATAGCAGCACCTAGTGATTATACAAATGATCCAACAGTATTACAACGTAATGTTGATCATTTGAAAATTGCTAAGGCCTGGGATTTCTGGACAAGTGAGAACATGACTCCATTAACAAATGCAATCACTGCTGGTGAAGCTGCAATGTAAAACAATTCAGTCTTTTGTTTATATAAATAGTTGCAAAAGAATGGAGATTTTACATGGCAAATCCCGCAACCAGAGTACAATTGAAAGAATATTGTTTGCGGCGTTTGGGTCATCCTGTTATAGAGATTAACATTGATGAAGACCAAATGCAAGATCGTATTGATGATGCATTAGAGTATTACAGAGACTATCATTACGATGGTGCTCAGAAGGTATATTTGAAGCACCAAATTACTGCAACTGATATCACTAATGAATATGTCGCTATTCCCGCTGCGGTTACTGCTGTGGTAGGTATCTTTGATGTTGGTGATGCAATTAACGGCTCAAATCTATTTAACGTAAGATATCAAATACACTTAAATGATTTATTTGATTTCACAAGTTCATCTTATGCACCGTATGTTTCAGCCATGAGACATGTAGAAACATTGGAAGAGTTATTTGTAGGTAAACAACCCATTCGATTCAACCGCCATATGGATAGACTTTTCATTGATATGGATTGGTCAGAGGATTTGAGTGTTGGGGATTATATTATCATTGAAGCATATAGATACCTCGACACAGCAACTTACACTTCAGTATGGGGTGATCAATGGTTGCGTCAATACACCACACAGCTATTCAAGAGGCAGTGGGGTGAGAACATGAAGAAGTTTGAAGGAATGCAACTCCCCGGCGGTGTGACATTTAATGGGCAAACTATATGGCAAGAGGCAACAGAGGAAATACAAAGACTAGAAGAGCAAGTTATGACCAATTTCGCACTTCCGCCAATGGATATGATAGGTTAAGTAAATGACTTCTAATTTGTATTTTAATAATTACGCCTTTCATGGTGAACAAAATCTTATTGAAGATTTGATTATTGAAAGTATAAAAATATATGGTTTGGATGTACAATATCTTCCAAGAACTATTGTGGCTGAAGACAGCTTCTTTGGTGAAGACCCGCTATCTAAATTTACTGATGCTTACGAAATGGAAATGTATGTCAAAAATGTGGAAGGATTTGAGGGAGAAGGTGATTTCCTTTCTCGCTTTAATCTAGAAATTAGAGATCAAATTACCTTTACCGTATCACAGAGGCGATGGGGTGAAGAAATCGCGTTAGGTGATACTCATACGGATGATGAAGGGAATAACATAGGCAGACCCGCTGAAGGTGATTTAATATTCTTCCCCTTGACGGGTAAAATTTACGAAGTTAAGTTTATCGAACACGAATCTATTTTCTATCAGATGGGTGCGCTACAGACTTATGATCTGACATGTGAACTCTTTAATTATAGTCATGAGGTTATTGATACGGGTAGAACTGCTATTGACCAGATTGAAGATGATTATTCTGGTGATGCGCTGAACTTCCAGATTACGGATGAGGCTGGTAATATTCTAATATCTGAAGATAGTGCATATATCCTACAAGAAGAGTATCGTATTGAGAATACAGATAAGAGTGCTAATAACGAATTCTTTGGCGCATCAACAAGTATTGACTTTATAGACTTCAGTGAAGGAAACCCATTCTCTGAAGGAGCTAACTGGTAATGTTCGGTCATACCTTCTATCATGAAGCCATACGAAAATACATTATCATGTTTGGTAACATGTTTAATGATATCTACATCTCGCGAAATAACAACGCGGGAACAAGAATTCAGACTATCAAGGTTCCTATTGCGTATGGGCCAAGAGAAAAATGGTTAGCAAGACTTAGGGGTGATCCGAATTTAGATAGAGAAGTTGCTGTTCAACTTCCTAGACTATCTTTTGAAATTACCAATATGGCCTATGCACCTAATCGAACCTTAAACAGACTGCAAAAAACTGTTGCGGTTAGTGATGGTAGTAATTCATTAAGGCAGCAATTTGTTCCTGTTCCTTATGACTTGACGGTTTCCTTATACGGGATGTTTGCAGGGAATGAAGATGCTGTACAGGTTGTAGAGCAGATATTACCATTCTTTAGGCCAGAGTGGACCAATTCAGTTAAGTTAATCCCATCAATGGGCCATTACTATGATGTTCCAACAATACTTAATGATATGTCAATTGAAGATTCATACGATGGTGATTTTCAGACTCGCAGAGCGATTATATACACTTTTAACTTCACTGTCAAGGGTTTATTGTTCGGTCCAGTAACGAAGAAGGGTATTATTCGCAGAACGTTGGTCGATTTCACTATACCATCCGCAAACAATTCAACAGGGGATCAAATAAGAATAGCAACGCCCACAGAAGGACCGCAATCCAGAATTACAATTACGCCTGGATTATATGCAAATGGTTCACCGACTAGTAATTCAACTGCAAGTATTGCAATAACAAGTATCAGCGCAAATGACACATATGGGGTAGCTGTAGATCATGAAAATTTCTTTGATGGAATTGCCCGACATAATCATGATAGGTAAACATTATGAAGAACAATGTAACAGACGGACTTAATGAAGTTCTGGATATAGATTCTGAATTGGTGGAAGTTCCCCTTAAAAGAAAGAAGGTAGAAGTTCCAACTGATGCTCAAGATGATTATCAGTATGCTAGAAAGAATTTATATGATGTTATAGACAAAGGTAATGAAGCATTAGACTATCTTCTTGAGCTTGCGAAGGCCAGTGAGCATCCCCGCGCATTTGAGGTTGTAGGCCAGATAACCAAGACACTCGTAGACGCAAACAATAATCTACTCGACTTACAGAAAAAGATAAAGGATTTATCCAAAGACGAGGATAAACCACAGAATGTGACTAATGCACTTTTTGTGGGTTCCACAGTTGAACTTCAAAAGTTGTTAAAGGGACAAGATGAGTGAAACCTATCTAGGTAATCCAAATCTAAAACGGTCTAATGTAAATATTGAATTTACAGAAAAGACTGTTGCTGAATATGTCAAATGTGCAAAAGACCCTGTATATTTCATTCGTAACTATGTACAGATAGTAAATGTTGACCGCGGCCTTATACCTTTTAACATGTATGACTTTCAGCAAGGTATGGTTGAAACCTTCGACTCAAATAGATTTGTGATATGTAAACTCCCAAGGCAGTCTGGTAAATCTACCACAGTAACCGCATATATGTTATGGCTGGTTCTTTTTAGTGATAATCAAAATATTGCTATCTGTGCAAATAAAGGCGCACTTGCAAGGGATTTACTCGCAAAGATAAAACTCGCGTATGAGCACCTACCTAAGTGGTTGCAACAGGGCGTTTTAGTGTGGAATAAGGGTGATATAGAACTAGAGAATGGTTCTAAGATTGTAGCTGCAGCAACATCATCTAGTGCTATTCGTGGTGGATCATACAACCTAATTTTCCTTGATGAGTTTGCATTTGTCGGCAATAACATGGCTGATGAATTCTTCAGTTCGGTTTATCCTACTATATCATCTGGTACTACAACAAAAGTCTTTATCGTATCTACACCATATGGTATGAATCATTACTATAAAATGTGGACTGATGCAGAAGAGGAGAGAAGCAATTACATTCCCATATCAGTGCATTGGAGTGAAGTGCCAGGCCACGATGATAAATGGAAAACGGAAACCATACAGAATACTAGTGAAGAGCAGTTCAGGCAAGAATTTGACTGCGAATTTTTAGGTTCTGCAAACACTTTAATCAATCCGAATAAGTTAAGTAATCTCACTTTCCGGCAACCAATTGAAGTTTGGAATGAAGTAGACATATACCATAAGCAGGAAGCTGGTAGAGAATACGTC